GACTCAAGTTCATCGTTCCGGTCTTTGGCTTTGTTGAGAGCGGTAATGACAGGAGCTTCCGCTTCATACTCAACGCCGTCAAGTTTGTATTTCTTGAGATCGGGCATCTTTGCCTCCTTGTCTATATGGTCAGTCGCTATTGCGACATCTTGCACTAGTTCAGCATCAAGCGAATCAAGCCGTATCCTTGCGGTATCACCAGCTCTCGCTTTATCTACTACACTTACATGGTTAGCAAATAAATTTCTTTGAATGACATCATATGGTTGTCCACACCATCTAGCTCCTGGTTCGGCAGGTTCTAAATCCAATTCATATCCAACTGATAATTCTCGCTGACCGTTTTCAACAGTCATAACCGCTTCTGCGTCTTGTATAATCATATCAATCGAAAGATTATACATGTCAGTGTTTCCATCAGGCGGACTCGATGGGTTATTCCCAAGGTTTCCTATTTGATATTTTTTTATATTCTTTGCATCTACACCTTCGGACGGATGATTTAATGTCAAAGGTTTTAATTTCAAAGAATCCAAAAATACAGTTGAAAAAACTTCCTCTGGAAGCCTAAGCTCTCTCTGTATCGTTCCATCAGCTAACTTATACTCATACACACCAGTCGTACAAATAACAGCACGTCCTTTAAGATATCCTTCTTTAGTTTTTTCAAACTTAGAAGTCATCCACTGAGGAGCATCTATTGTATCAAACCGGCGAACTTTGTTCACTTTTTAGTCACCTTCTTCTTCTTTTTACCGCAGGCCATGTTAAACCTCCAAAATCATATATATTATAAATCATATATATAAAAGTGTCAACCCTGTCTGTTTCCATGTTCCATATGCTTCTCAATTCCGTTCTTCCATATTCTTTTTCTTTGCTCTGTCGATAGTTCAAAATAGTTTCCATTTTTATTTAACGTTATAATTATTCTTCCAAAATCTATTTTTTCTACTTCGTCTTGAAAGGCTTTTAAAAGTTCAGGAGTTACATGCATATCATCCCCCTATGAAATTTCCCCAATATAATCCAGCCGTGCATCGGCAGTTTTCTTCGTATCCAGGAGGAACTTTCGGCATAATCCCGGTTCTTTTTATCCACGTCTTTCCGTCGTTACTATAGACAGAACTATCAGACCATTTACAAATTTTCCCTTCCATAACCCAGTGAGATGGGATAGCTTTTGGATATTTCCCAAAAGGATTGCCTCTTACCCTTTCATCTAATGCTGTTTGCCATATATATTCATCATTTCCTACGCCTAAAGCATAATTGCTTATTATCCTATCAACTAAATGACCTGTTTGGTTTCTTGCTATAAAAGCAGACCTTTTGCCTATAAACTTACCGTTTAAAATATTTATTTCTTCTAAAAAATCAGGGGAAAGCCATCCTGCTATTATTCCAGTTTCTATTATTTTCATGAATTTACTGTTATAATCTTTGGCTAAACCTTTTATATTTTCATAATTGTTTTCTATCCATAGCTTTCTTATGTCTATCCAATCAGGGGGCATAGAATTATACGGATCACCAAGTACGGCTTCTGTCTGTCTTTTCCACTGTTCTAAAGAAAAAACCAATATTTTATCACAAGTCGATTCTATTATTCTTGAGAGATCAGAAGTAAACAACAGGCCAGCGCCAAAAAAAGCAATAATGGCATCTTCAAGCTCCTTCTTTATTTTTCTAAAGTCTTCTTCAAACGCATCGTTTTTATATAACGACTTATTTTTCTGTATCATTTTTTTAAGTTCTGGCTCAAATATAAGCATTCTTTTATTAATATATTCTTTCATTAATTTAGATATTTCTTTTGCATATACTTTTTCAATCGCTAATGGATATAGCCATTTAGGAGTTTTTATCTTTGGAGTTTCTTTAAACTTTTTAAGATGTATTCTTAATAATATGTTAAATTCGTTATTCATCATCTTCCTCTGGAATGTCTTCTTCTGCCCAACCTTTTTCTTTTCTCGTTTCAGAAGAATCTCTAGCTCCCATTTCTACATATATTTTTTCTGTTTTAGCTTTTACTTCTTCTGTTTCAGCATATATCTTTTCACATTCAGCTTTTTCTTTTTCAGTCATCTGATACAAAGAGTTGAATGTAAATGTTGGAGGTTCTACTTTATTAAGAACAGATAACAACCCAATAATCGTTCTTATAGGTAATTGAAGCTTGTTTCTTTGGTTTGATTCTATAATATCGTAATAGTTTCTAAGATCGTTTTCACCGGTAGCATTAAGACCAGCAGGGGACCGACCAAAAAGTCTAGTCACCGGTATACCAGTAGAACCAGTTAATTGTAACATAAACCGGTCTATTAATTCAGGAAGCCCTGCTACAGTAGCGTAGTCACGTTCCCATTTTTCATTCTCCCCTAAAATAACAGCATTTATAATTGACTTAGACATATTTATAATTTCCATTCGTTTTACTAATTTACTCTCTTGCCCATTAGCAAGCATTTCTCCAAGATGTTCTACGGTAAACCTTCCAACAACAAACTCATAAAGAATATTTGCTACAGACTGGTTTATTCCACCAAGATCCCTTATTGATTCATATATTGGTTGGAGAGAACTCATACCCCAATGCCTATTATCAGAAGTTAGATATCCCCTCATTTTAGCGGGTACAGGGTCATTGTAAAAAGGAATAACTCTTGTGTGATGAACATACATTGGAACGCTTGTTTCATTTACAAAGTAATTTATTTTATACTTTAGCACTTTCCCGAAAGTAGGAGATTTAGGATTTTTGTCAAAAATACATTCGCTTATGGGGATGCTAGTTCTATCTACTACTTTTAAATATTCAATGCTTTTCAGCTTAGACGTGTTCAATGGCATGTCTGGAGTCTGGCCATCCATCGCTCCAATTATTATTAAAGACCCGCCGTAAAGTCGTTGCCACCTTATCGCTTCATTGAATTTACCTTCCACCTCAAGGTTAAGCATATTCTCTTCAATTGTTTTTGCTCCACTGCCTTCAAGATAGATCCACTCTCTAGTTTCATCGTCTGCCACACATGTTATTATTCTTGAAGAAAGGCCATCACCCATGTACATCTGTGATAAAGTATCATCATCAAGAGGAGTGAATGAGTCATATTCGGTATGTTTTGTTTTATCTTTTGTCGCACTTCCAAGCCCAACAAAAAAGTTTTTCCATGAGTCAGTATTTGAAACTGAGTCGCTATTTATTTTAGAAATAACTCCTGGTAATTGCTTGTCTAGTTCTTTTAAAGCAATAGTATAATCACCGCTTTCTTTCGCTATCGTTAGTTTGTTTTTAGATCCTTTTGGACGCGGCATAATATCCTCCGATAAACTATGTTATCGAAAGTATTATATATCATATTTTATATATAGTCAACAGACTAGTCTCCCCATATATTCGTGTCAAAAGTTTTAGTAATCGAGTACTTTCCTTCCTTGATTAATGAAGAAAGACTGTCCGGGGCATCATCTGGTTCTTGGTCTGGCAAGTAGTCAACAATTTGTTCAAGATAGTTTTTATCCATTCCTTGGTTATCCCATTCAATATCTTTCCATATTTCATAAGCAAAAGTATTTATTTTTTCTGTTTTCTTCATTCGTTCATCGTAGTCTTCAACCCATATATGGTTTCTTTTTGCCTCTGGATGCATACGGATGTAATCTCCGGTATACCCTCTATCAGAATTAGTCTCTATGTATACTCTGTTCGCTTTATATTCAACCATCTTCTTAACAACAAATGGTATCCAGTTTTTGATATTTCCAGGGAATACAAAACCGGTCCCGTTAAACTTTCCGCCTGGAAGCCTACCGAGTATCGTTAAAGCACAATAGTGAGATCCATCATATGCAGCATCTACATGTGCTTTTACATCAGTTACTTTGTCATCATGCCACATTCCTAAATTAGGATTTAAGAATGGTTGGTCTTGCTCTGATTCGTGTGTAAGAAAATAGTTTATTGACCACAACATTGGAGTTGTGAATCTTCTCTTTTCTTCAATCTGTTCTACTGTAAATAAGTTAGTATCGTTTATTGTATAAATTTTAGGAGTTGGTAATATTGACCACCCATCTTTTTTATGCCAAAAAGTACCGGTTGCCCCTATATGCTTTCCTGGGTCAATAACATTTGAAAACAATTCATTTATTACAGTATTAGTATGCTCTCTTTCTGCCTCAGAAAGTCTGTCATCCAAATCTATTAAGTCGTCAATCATTATAAAGTCAAAGTGTTTTCCAGTGAATCTTGAGTCTGCCCCAAGAGCTTCCATGCTTCCTTGTTGCGTTTTTGTTTGCTTTACTGATAAATTAAACTTCCCATCTTTTAAAGTGGTAAACTTCCAAGGACCCCACATGTCTTCAAGAAAGGCATAAACATCGGGTAGCATCATTATATTAGCAATATTTCTTACTGATTCAGCAGCATTAGTAAATGTTTTTTTAACTATCGCTATTCTAGCGTCTGGTTCTTTTGCTAATTTTATTATGCTTCCTATTTCTGTTATAGCCGTTGTCTTATAAGATCCACGATGAGCAGCCAAAGACCGATGTTCATAGGGATACCATACATAGTTTATCCAGTCACTATGAAACTTTTTTAATCGGTCTTTACCAGCAAGATGACCTAATAGATGAGGATATTTTAATATCTTACGTAACTCTTCATCAGAGTAATTTTGCATACATAGATATTATTATATATAGTAAATTATGTCAACCTCAACTGATCTACTGCAAATATAAAAAACTTAAATGCAAAAATCAAACCACCAAGTACAAGAAATATAAGAGCAACCAATATCACAACGCCAAATACTAATGCTATAAAATCAGAAAACTTTTTATCAGTCACACTATCCTCCTAAATATCCAAATCTCTTGGCCCCATTTGAAGCTTTAGCAAATATCTCTATCCACTTTTTCCCTACGTCATCCCATGAAGGGACCCATGCAAAAGCTTCTTGCGCTTTCTCGTTTGCCTCATCTGGATGATTCAAAACATAATCAATCTTGTTGGCCATATCGTATACATCTATTGTGGATCTTAATATATTGTTGTCATGAGGTATAACAACATGATCGTTTAAGGTTTTTCCTGAATCACAAAACCAACCACGTTCTTCATTCTCTCCTATGATTTCAACCAGCGATGTATTTCTTGGAACTATTATAGGAGTTCCAGTGGCCATTGCTTCTACAGTCATAAGGCCAAAGCCTTCCGCAAGAGTTGAAGAAACAATAACGTCAGAAGCATTATAAATCTTATTTACCACTTCTATCGGAAAGCCTTGATTTGCTCCATAAACATTATCATTCGGACAAATCCAATCTTCATTTATTTTTAATCCATAATTCTCAGCAATTGCAATTAAATCTCCACCTACATCAAGCCTTTGGGCTAGGATATAAAGAAATACATCTTGACGTTTTTCTTTTAACAAAGAAAACGCCGCAAAGGTTTTATGCAAGTCTTTTCTAGGTTGGTTCCTCGCTATATTAGTTATTACATACTTACCTTTCCTTGATGGAAATATTTCTTCTTTTGCTTTATCTTTGTTAATTGGATAAAATATTTTTTTATCTACTCCATGATAAATAATATCCATATTGTAAAGCGACTTATTTATTTTCAAACACTCTTCTTTGCCATATTTAGTGTATACAACGGGGTGATTAAATTTCACAACCGATTCATTCACCCAACTCTTTTGTAATACACTATCAACGGGGAAGTAATAAATAGATGAAAATTTCTTATCTTTTGGTAAAGACTCCCATGCATCACCAAGAGCTTTCCCCATCTGTTTTACTATAAAAGTATCTTGAACTACAAATACTATATCAAAATATCCAGAGCAACAATTGTCAATAAATAATTGAAGACCAAAGGGGTTTTTATATTTAGAATCATCTGATAACACATTAATAGCTGGATAAATTTTATATGGGTAATCATGCGGCTGCCCAGCATGATTAATTCCTATGACCGTTATATCATAAAGACCTGTTTTATGTATTTGCCCAAGAATATTTCTTACAACATTTCCAAACCCTGTTGAACAAGTGGGGCTGTCTCCTAATACGAGAACTTTTTTCTTTTCCATCATCACTCCTTGTTATATGGGGTTTTGTACTTTTCCTTTCCTGGCAACCCACCCCATTTTCTAATATAATTATTCTGTGCAATATTGAACTTAATGCTATGTTCTGCCATCTGTTTACTATTAAATGCTTTTAAGGTAGAACTTATCATGTGTTTTGCCTCAGCTCCACAATCGAAAGTGGATTCAGATATACCAAGTAATTTCATTCTGTAAGCATAATCATTATCTTCAAAATATGCGTAGTTAGGAGAAATAGATTCGTCAAAATATCCAACCTTTTCAACCATTGCATCATTTATTCCAAAACATGAAAATCCATTTAATGGTCTACAAGTCCAAGTAAAATCCATATATTTAAGTTTTTCTACCATTATTTCTATAGTATTTTCATTAAACTCCACATCATCGTTTACTATTAGCCTACTCACAGTAGTCATTTTTATAAACATATTCCACGATGCCGCGACGCCAATATTCCTATCTGGATGAAATACAAGTATATTATCTTTTTCAATATTAAAATTTGTACATCCATTGTCAATAATATATATTTTATCTGGTTTTACCGTACCATTATTTGCTGATTCGATGCATTTAACAAGAAGATCGTATCTATTTAATACTGGGATACACAATGATACCATCATCAACTCCTGTTTGGGAATAAGCTTCTAGGAAGCCAAGCTTGTGGTGCTTGATTAAATTCAGGACAAGCAAAATATTCATTATGAGTATTTTGTGTTATATCAATAAACTTATCAACCTCTACATCAACCCTTTCAATCACCTTTAAATAGTTATCTCTAAATAATGGGATCTCGCTTTTAAGCTTATCAATATCAATATCTTCTTCTGGAGCTGCTTGTCCATAACAAGAAAATGGACAAGCCCTTAAACTTTCATAAGTAGTCCCTGTGTATCCTATTATTTTTACAGGGCACCCACAAAGCCTTGCTTCTATTGTTAATGCAGTCATATCATCGTAAGAATAAAATATTTTGCTTTCTTGAAATATTTTTGCTATATTGTCTGGCGACTTATTCCATACATCAATACATGGTGGATTCGTTTCTGGTATTCTAGGGAGATGCGCCCCCTTGTGGACTACATAGCACGTCTTTCCTCTGGCGTCAACATCTGGTAATTTAAAACATTCTTCTACATGCCATATAAAAAGATTATTTTCAATCTTTACATTTTTATCGCATTTATTTTCCAAATATGTAAAAACCAACCAATGGTCACTATTAGCATGGGCAACACTAAGTTCCCAATGAACAACAGTGTCAAAACAAAGTGGATTTCCGCCAACGATCTCAGGATATACCACAATTCCATTATGTTGAAGCCAAATCCTTTCTTCTGTTGAAAGTTCACTTACATGTTTAGTATTGCAATATCCGCTGTATTGCGGTGAAGCCCTTCTACCGGTTATATAAGCATCATATCCTTTTGAATTTAATATATGACACAATCTGTGAAGAACTTTTATTCCACCACATACAGTAGTAAAATCTGGAGAAACTATAACATATGGCCTCATATCGCCTCCAACAATAACAGATATATATATATCACAAACCACTCCTTAAACTTTTTATCACTATATAATGTATGTATTATATAGTCAACCCCCCATCTATAGGTATAGTCGCCCCTGTTATGTAAGATGATTTGTCAGATGCCAAAAAAAGAATAAGATCCGCAACCTCTTCCGGCCTTCCTATTTTCCCTAATGGTATTTTATAAATAGAATCAGAAACATCTTTCTTATAAACTGGTGTTTGGATAATTCCAGGACAAATTGAATTTACCCTAACGCCATATTTCGCATAATTAAGAGCAAGTACTCTTGATAGTTGTATTACGGCAGACTTGGATGAACTATAAGAATAAGATTTCCCACTTGCATAACTTTGAAGTCCAGCAACAGAAGCGTTGTTCACTACCACACCTTTTGAATCGATAAGATATGGCATACAATATTTTGACATCAAAAAATAACTCTTAGTGTTTACATTAAACATATAATCCCATATTTCAGTAGTCATATCTTCAAGTGAAAGCGTTAAAAATGTCGCTGCGTTGTTTATTAATATATCTATTTTGCCATATAACCTAACCGTCTCTTCGACTAAATGTTTTATATCACTCTCTTTCGATATTTCACAAGAAATAAAAGAAGAGCTTTTCCCAATTTTTCTTTTTATCTCAACACCTCTTTTAATATCTCTTCCAGAAACAACAACACTAGCGCCCTCTCTAGCAAAAAGTTCCGCTGTGGCTTCTCCTATTCCTGATGTAGATCCTGTTATTATCGCTACCTTATCTTGTAGAATCATTTTTACACCTTGTTACTTTTTGTATTGTTTCTCGTATTTTA